AACAGTCAATCACTGACGGTCAACCGAGCATCGGTTGGGTCAGTCGTGTATGGCGCGAGGGCAGCAAGTTGTTTGCTGATTTCGCTAACGTCCCCCGCGTGGTCGCCGAAGCGATCAGGGATCGGCTATACAATTTTGTTTCCGTTGAACTGCTACAGGAAGCCGAGCGAAACGGGTCCAGTTATCCGTGGGTACTCAGTGCTGTGGCGCTTCTAGGTGCTGATCCTCCGGCGGTCAGTAATCTCGCGGAATTATCGAGGCTGGTGATGTCGCGTCGTGCGGCGTTGCAGTTCTCGCGTGCCGGGAATCTCAATCTGAATGGAGTGACGAAACAAATGGCTGACGACAAGACTGAAGCCATGCTCGCCGAACTCGCCACGCTCAAGGCTCAGGTTGCCAAATTCTCGGATGAGAACAAGGCGATTTGTGCGGAGCGCGACAAGCTCATCGAGGACGGCAAGAAGGAAAAGGCGACTGCTCTGAAGTCGGGTGCGGAGTTGAAGTTTGAATCGGCAATTGCCGCCAAGACTTTGCTGCCTTCGGCTCGGGAGCGGTTCTTCAAGTGGGTCTATCCGAAGACTGACGAAGCGATCATCGACTTCGACAAGTCCGAGGTGGACCGTTACATCGAGGAAAACAAAGTGACCATGACCGATACCAAGCGGACGGTTGGTGGCAAGCGCGACGACGAGGAAGGCAAGCCCGTCGATCATGTCGTGGCGCAGAGGGTTCGCATTTTCATGTCCGAGAACGACAGTTCGGACTACAAGAATGCGATGGTGGCGGTGTTGCAGGAAGATCCTGAACTCGCCGAGCAGTACCGGCATCTGCCGGAATCCCGCGCAAAGTGAGGGCGTGAAACATGACAACTGAAGTTCGTAGAAACGTCACCACGCTCACGGCGGGTGCCGATCTCACTGGTGCGGCATCGTTGCACAAGGCAATTGCGGTGGGCGGAACCATCGCGGCGACCAATGCAACGGCAGTCGGACTGCTCAAGAGCAAGGGTCCATCGGGCGGTAATGTAAGCGTTGCTTACGAAGGCGAGATGAAGGCAGTTGCGGGTGCGGCAATCACCGCAGGCGCATTGGTTTCCATCACGACTTCCGGCTTCGTCATCACCGCAGCCGATAGCCGTTCCAATGTTGGACGCGCACTCGAAACAGCCGCCTCGGGCGACCTGTTCCGGGGGCTGTTCAACTTCACCAACGTCTGATCTGGAGGTCAGCAAATCATGGGTTTCTCAACTGGACGCGACCTCCACATTGACCAGAATCTGACGCAACTGGCGTTGGGGTACAGACCGGCGGGGATGATCGTTGACATGATCTCACCCATCGTGAATGTCTCGAAAGAGACTGATCTGTTCCCGGTGTTCTCTCGCGCAGAGGCACTATCGCTGGAATCAACGGCGAGGTCACGTGGAGCAGAGGCGAGGAAGATCACTCGCAGCGTGTCGAGTCTCGGGTACATCGTCAAGAACTATGCACTCGGGTCCGACATTTACCTTGAAGATCGGGTCAACATTGATCCGGCATACGAAGCAGAACTGTACGGCGGCGCAACGCAGTACCTTGTCGATAAGCTGATGCTCGATTGGGAGTATCGGGTACTCGGTCAGGTCGGCAGCGCGTCGAACGTCAGCACCGGCTTCCTGCCGTCATCGGCTTGGAACGCAAAGAGCAATCCCGGCGACCCCGTTGACCAGATCCTTCAGACCATCGAGCAGGTGCAGGCGACGACGGGCGTTCGCCCGAACTCGATCCTGATGGGCTGGCGGGCATGGAACTTCATGCGCCGCAATCCCAACGTGCGCAACCTTGTCAACGGCACCAACAATGGTGGCGGGTTCATCACTCGCCAGCAGGTTCAGAACGTGCTGGAAGTGGACAAGCTGCTGGTCACGCAGGCGTTCTTCAACACCAGCAACGAGGCACAGGCTGAGGCGCTTTCGCAGCCGTTCCACGACAAGGTGTTGGTGTACTACGCGCCGCCGAATCCCTCGCGTGAGGTTCCATCGTTCATGTATTCATTCCGCTGGTCCGCTGGCGGTCTGCCCAACATGACGGTCGAGCGCCACCCGTTCGATTCCAAGCGCAAGACCGAAACCGTTGAGGTGGGCTACTACCAAGACGAGAAGATCACAGGCAGCGATTACGGTGCCTTGATTCTCGGCGTTGGTTCGGCTCAGTCCGGCGGCATCTAAAACGAGGGCTAGTGTTTTGGCGACTCCGGGTTCCCCGACGTACACGTTCGACTCCCTCGTTTCGTGTGGGGGATTCGGGGTCGCTTTTTTTAAACGAGGGAGACTTTGTGGACATCGTGATTCATGCAATGGGACTGCCTTTTAACGGCGAAACGATCAAGACTGGTTCGTTGGGCGGCAGCGAAAGTGCCGCCTACTATCTTGCGTTGGGGTTATCCCGTCGAGGTCATAGCGTTAAGGTTTTCACAACGGAGCAAAAAGACTCGGTGACTGATGGCATCCATTACATCTGGTGTGGTCCCGCAAATGAACGCGCCCCGATGGGCGAGCGTTTCGCTCACTATGCCGGGAACACTCCGCATGATGTCCTCATCGCCCAACGTCATCCGCTGGCATTCCATCGCGACTATGCCAGCCGCATCAACATCTGGCAGTTGCACGACCTCGCCCTGTACCGGACCAAGGGGGTGATTCAAGGCGGGTTGCCGCGCACCACCATCGTCAGCGGCGTCAGCGAGTGGCACAAGAAACAGATCGCCGAGGTCTACAGCATCAACCCCGATGTGATCCACGCCATCCCGAACGGGGTGGACCCCAAGTTGTATGACGCAGCCCGCCGCACGACGCGGGATTGCGAAGCGGTCAAGGTCATCAAGAAGTTGCCCAACACCGCGTTCACCATGTTGTACCAGTCGCGTCCCGAGCGCGGCTTGATCCATCTGCTCAGACCGGAAGGGATCATGGCGCGGCTCGCCAAATCCCACCCCGATGTTCACCTGTTTGTGTGCGGATACGAGAACACCACCGAGCAGATGGCACCGTTTTACGCGCAGTTGAACCAGTGGTCGGATGAATTGCCGAACGTCACCCGACTCGGCGCACTGACCAAGGCGGACCTCGCCGAAGTCCAGTGCAATGTTGACCTGCTGTGCTACCCGACCGAGTTTGAGGAAGTGTCCTGCATCACCGCGATGGAAGCGATGCACGCGCACCTGCCGATGCTGTCGTCCAGAGTCGGCGCATTGCCCGAAACTTGTGAAGGCACCGGCACGATCCTGCTGGACCTGAAAGACGACGCCGCCGACGAGGACGCCTTCGTTGACAACATCGCCCGATTGATCGAGGACAGCAAAGACCCGACGCGGGAACACGCCAGCATCCTCGCGGGACTGGTCGAGCAGCAGATGAACGCCAAGCGAACGCGCACGTGGGACGTGGCGACAGACCGCTTGCTGGATGTGATTTACGATGAACAGCGCAAGGCGACCCCGCAACAGTTGATCAAGCACTACATTGAACGCAGCGACATCATTGCCGCCGAACAGTTGATCCCCGACATCGACCCTGACGACGCCATTGGACAGGGGTGCGTCAGGGAACTGGCGACCATGTATGCGTTCAGCGCACCGGGTCGCGACGACGCGCTCAAGGCGCACTATGAGTGGTGGGAAAAGAAAGCCATTGACGAATCAGGGGGTGAGGATGCCGTCTGCGCCAACATCGAAAACGCCGCCAACACCACCCGATTCGCGGGCATCCGCCAGTACGTCGCCCTCGCCATCGAAGGCGGCGCAAAGCGCATCCTCGAAATTGGGTGCAGCTACGGACACATACTCATCCCGCTGGCTAAGTTATTCCCGCAGGTCGAATTCGTGGGGGTGGATTTCGTAAAGCAAAGCATCGACATGGCGAGGCGCAACGCCAAGGATCGCGGCGTCACCAATGTGCGTTTCGAGGTGGGGTCCATCGACACGCTGATCCGCGAAACCAGCGGCAAGTTTGACGCCATCATCGCCGCCGAGATTCTTGAACACGTGCGTGATTTCCACGGTGCGCTGAACACACTCCGCGACCGGCTCAACATTGGCGGCGCGTTGATCATCA